TCTAACAAATTATCTAAAAATTTATTCTGTCCATCTACAGTGTCTCTGTCGATGCCTTTTTTAGCAGCGTCTACATCAAATTTTTTAGAAAGTTCTGTTTCTTCAAAATCTGCTGGGGCGTATAATTGACCTTTCTTTTTTAACTCTTCTGTCTTTCCTTGTTCTTCTAAAGTTACTCTTTCTTGTTTAGCTGATTGTTCTTGAACTTGTAAAATACCAAGATTTAAAGATTCATTACCAAATTTCTTTACTAATTGTATTCTATCTTTATCAATAGTTATAATTTGATTAGATATAGTTCCAGCAGGGCCATCAGGCAAGCTGTTTACAAAATCTTCATCTAATACATCTATATAGTCACTATTTGCATTGTTAAGAGTTTCTTTTGTTACTACAAATTGAGAATATGCAGGTTTAGCTTTTCCAGCTACTTTTTCAATATTTTGTTGTGCAATTTTTTCATAGCCCATATCAGAAAGCAATTGACCTAAATTGTTTACACCTGTATACCCTGATAGACGAGTTAAGGCTTTCATACCTAAGTTTTGTACTTTAGTTCTAATTTCACTATTTAAAATATATTCATCTGCAACTGCTGTTTGTGCTGCACGACCAGTTAAAAAATCTCTTTCTAATCTAGGAACATCCATACTAAATAATAATCCTTCATTTAAATTTCTAAGATTATATAAAGTAAAATTTTCTGTTACTAATTTATTGGTTAAAGGTTTAAAAACTTCTACACCATTTGGGTAAGCATTTTTTAAAACTTTATTGGCATAATTTTGAGCACTTTTTAAATCTAAAAATAAAGGCCCGCTTTTTCTGCCTTCTGTTAATTCTTTTATAATATCTAAAACAGGTTCGGTAAGAATAATATTTTTACGTTTTCCTTTTAACGTGGCCCCCGGAACTCCTCCTTTTGAAGAAATTTGTTCTATATTTATATTTTCTAAATCTGCAGGGCGTAAACCTGACAATAGCATTATAGAAGTTAAATGTTTAGCTTCTGCTGCTACGTCTGTGCTTTTCTTTAAAATACTTTTATCTATTTTTTCTATAATATCAGAGTTTGTCATATTTGCTATGACACCTGAGATTTTTTTATAAATACCTAGTGGGGCAGACTCTATTTGTTTTTGACTACGTCTGATATCCCATAGTCTTTCATATTCTGGATTGTTTTTTTTCATTAAAGAAGAAACATACCCGTCTTTGGTGTGCATATTTGCTTTTTCTTTAAATAAATTATTTAATTTAACTATAGCATCTATAACTACTGAGTTACCTTGTTTTCTTATTATAGAAGTTTCTTCGTTCCAAAATATTTGATTAAATAAATTTGATTGACCTTCTAAATCATTAGGAGTCATGTCTAAGATAGATTGATTTAATATTTCACCTTTAGGGCCATAAATTCTAGTTTGCTGCAATCTTTGCATTAAAGTTTTATAGCCACTAGGGTTATTTTTTTCTTTTGCAGTTTCTATTAAAAGGTCTCTTAGAGTTCTATCCCTGTTACTTATAACATCTTGTTTTTGAAAAACTACTTTTTTATTGTCATCAACCATAATTAATACCCAAATACCTGATCTTGTGGTTCATATTGCTGTGTCTGCTTCATCATCCTATGTGGAGAATGAACATTCATTAAAGTCCTACTCATTACCATATACCTCAACGCATCGTAAGCATGATCTTCAGCTTTCGTATCCACATCTTCAGGATTAGTCTTAGATATGGGTAATGTAGGTAGAGTCCTGATTGTATTGTTGCACGTAGAAAAAAAGCGAACCCTAGGATTACCAAGGTCATCACAAGCTAATCTCCTGTGTACTTCTATCTTCCCTGCAATTCTGTTCCTGTCCGCTGGTGTCCATCGTGCTCCTCTTCGTACCATAGTCTCTGCAATAGAAGGCCCTAAGCCTGTTCTGTTCCAACAAGATGAGTCTAACGTTGCCTGTTGCATTTCTGGGTCTTCTTTTTCCATTTGTACTATTAAATCTCCTAATCTTTCTCCTGTATAGCCCTTTACATAGAGTTCTCTATAGATCCATATGTTATTATCCCAATCTATTGCACCCCAGAGGATACAAGAAGGTGAAGAATACCCATAATCGCCTGATCTTATCCTTGTCCAGCCTGAAGGCACTTCAAAAGGGTCTACAACATGGGTCTCACGGCTAAATTCAGTGAAAGCAGAGCCATCTGCCACGTCCCAATCTCCTTCTAACAGCCTTTTTCTTTCTATTTCAGGCAAAGACATCAACATCGCCTCGTATTGACCATCTTCAAACAGATAAGGGTTGTCTGTCAGCCTTGCAGGTACAAATTTACGTAAAAATAACGGCTGATCGGCTTTTGGATGATTAACTGGGTACTTTAAAACCTTCCCAGTGTCAAAATCCTTAGCCCAGAATGGATCATCTGGTGGGTTAGGGTCTAAATACATCTTTTTTACCCACCATCCTCCGACTCCTCCCGGGTTTGCTGTACATCTCATATACATTCCTAGTTCTGGATCAGTAGTTCTAAGTCTAGAACGTAGGTAATTCCACACGTATGGTGTGGGGTAGTTTGTAATTTCATCTATTCCTATCCAATTGAACGCTTGTCCTTGGTATCTAGTTACATCTCGGTCATCATCTACGTATGAAAACCATATTCTAGCCCCTGATGGGAAGTGCCAAGTAGCTTTTGCTTCTTTAAACACAGCTCCGGGGAACGCTTTTGGATAGAGTTGCTTACTTTTGTCTATTAGTTCGGTCAATTCAGCCAGTGTTCTTCTTAACAGCAAGCCTCTATGGTTAGGATTTGATGCATCTCGCAGGACATCTGCTAATAATGCATAAGATTTTCCTCCTCCTGCTGCTCCTCCGTACAAGACATCTCTTTCAGGTGACTCAAGAAATGTAGTTTGTGGGCCTTCATTAGCCTTGAATACTACATCATGATGCTGTAAATGCTCACGTACAGCTTGAGGCACCTTCTTTAAGTCCTCATCAGTGATCACACTGATAGACTTCTGTCTTCCCTTTAGAGCATTGTCCACTTTAACAGCAGCCTGTTGTGCCTCTTTAGATTTTCTTCTGGCATTCTTAGCCTGCTCAGTTAATTTGTCCGCTCTTCGCTTCTTTTCTGAAAGCTGTCTTTGAGTTGCAAGTCTAGCTTTCATCTTCATAGACCATTTATAGCTCGTCTTAGGCTCTCCCTCTTTCTTAGGAGGCCTGCCTCTTCTTGGTTTCTTTAATTCATCAGTCATCTATCTAGATGTACTCCTAATTTCATTCGTTTTGTCAGGCCGGGATTTGATATCTTCCTACCTGATGCTGTACTTAACCACCTTGCTGCCTTTGCTGCCCCACAGTTTTTTACATAATCAAAAGCTGTGTTTAGCAATTCTAATTCCTTCTCTACAGGAATGTATTCTTTACCATCTTCTGATAGTTTGTATCCAAATGGTATGGTGGATGTTGTTCTTTTCAATTACTTCTTCTTCTTTTTCATATGGACTTTTCCTCCGCCCATCTTCTTTTGTTTATTTTTTTGTTTAGCTTCTTCCTGAATATACTTAGAAGAAACCCTATTTCCTACCATAGCATTTATTCTATTTATAGGTTTACTTTTCTTTTTTGTGTTTTTTTGTGCGTATTGTCTGGTTAAATTTTTCTTTTTATCTAAATCAGATATTGTTCTTCCTGTTGCTTTCTTTCCTGCTCTTGCATGCACAGGGCTTACTGCTCCTGATACAAGAGCTTCTATTCTACTTAGCAATGTTGCTGGTGACATTTTAACAGTGCCTGTCACTTTATCTTTTTTTCCTGACATTAGTCTTCCTTTCTTTATTAATTAGTTATCGTACAAGTTAAATTCATAGGACATTGGTATCTAGGGCCGGGTGTTACAAACGTAAAGCTGTCCTCGTTTGGATATTTATATTTACACGTCATGCCTACTACCTTATCTTCTCTATCTAAAATAGGTTTATGTCCTACAAACCTACAATTAATAAATCTTTCCTTCCTAGAAAG